TTTTTTGCCTTGATAAGTCCAACAAGAGATTTAAAATTGTCATCAGATAGATTAACGAAAATACCTGAATCAATTGTTCCATTTACTGAGTATCTCTGTAGTTCATTAAGAACCCTACGCCAGTCAGGCATATGCTTAGAAACAAGATCAGCAACAACGGCTTTATCATATGTAACATTCTCGCTCTCCAGGATCTTGCAAGTTCTCTTAAAAAACTGTGCAGCCAGCTTTGGATATTCACTCTTATTTATTTTAAACTCTACGACAGAGCACCGAGAATGTAACGGTTCAATGATTCTGTTCTTAAAGTTGCAGGTAAGGATGAACCCACAGTTCCTTGAAAATTCTTCCATGAAATTTCTAAGAGCTGGCTGGGTTGAATTTGCATTGAGATAATCTGCTTCATCAAGGATGACGTACTTTCGTCCACCAGTGAAAGATACACTTGAGGCAAATTGCTGGATGTCGTTACGAAGCGTGTCGATGTTTCCATTCATACTCCCGTTAATTACAATATAGTCTGCACCAATTTGTTCTAACATAGCTTTAGCTACTGTTGTCTTACCAACACCTGCTGTACCTGTAAGAAGAAGATTAGGTATTTCACCATTAACAACAAATTGCCGAAAGGTCTGTTTAAGACCCTCCGGCAGAATGCAATCGTCAATGGTCTTAGGGCGATACTTCTCTACATAGAGAAACTCTTCCATTTGTCACCTCAGTTTGTAAATGAGCTATTAGCTTTCATAGCCACATAATAAAGAACATTAGCTGACTTCCATTGTGAAAGTCCTTTAGATGATATCTTAACATTATAATCTGAAGAAATCAACTTAATAACGTCCGAGACTTCAAAATACATAGAGAAGGATTTATTAGTCTCACCTACTTCAATGCCAAACACATCGGTAGTAGGATTTCTAGAATCGGTGGCAGTGATGGTGATTTTTTGACTATCACCAATCACTGCAATATCCGGAAGCTGAAGAACTGCCGTAGCTCTCACTACACGTTGCAATTCCTCTTGAGAAATGGAGAACTCAACATCAGCTTCCGGAAAAACAATATTCTTGTTAGGATCTGGAGCAACGATCATAGAAGGATCAGCATACGTGTAGTTTACTGTTTGCCTTCCAGACACAATCTTAACTTGTTTCTCCCCAAAATTTAATTCTGGTTCTTTAAACAAAGATGTGACACCTAGAAACTTAGACATCTCATAAATGGCAAATTGATTTGTAAATGTCTCTTCAACATTAGCCATAGCATAAATGCTCTTTGCTGGAGACATAGTAGTCAATACGTTGCCTGGATGAACTAACAATGAAGGATTAATCGTTGCAAAGTTCTTCAAGATATTGATAGTATTTTCACTTAATTTCATAATATATAACCTCTAACCTCTATCAGGAGACTTTCTTCTTAAACTTACTAAGAAGATTTGGATCATTCATTACAACAGGTTGGACCTGTTGAACACGCTGTGGAGGTGGTAACGTTGCACCACCAGTTGGTGACTTTGATGCCTTTGAAAGCATGGAAGGCATAGCTGCACGTTGTTGTGCAATCTGTGGTTGCTGTCCACCTGACTTAATTCTCTTTAACAATTCAGCGTCTGCAGTTGCAGAAGCACCAATAGATGCAAGAGCTGGAAGCTTACCACCAAACACATATGTACCTGTATGTTGTAGGTGCATCCATGGGCACAACCATACCTTCATACCAGCCTTACGAACATTCTGACAGAACAAATAATCTTCTGAAAGATAGCGTTGTGAAGAATCATCCATCTTCTTCTTAGAAGAGGCAAGTGTGTTGCTAATTTCTTCTGGAGATACTTGTTCACCATTGGCAATACGCTCAAGCATTGCTTGGTAGTCCTTTACAGGATTATGGCGATCCACTTCTGCCTGGAAATATTGACCAATGAAACGTGAACCATCGAACGCATCTGTACGAACGTGATCTGGCTTATACATAATTTCAGGATATGCCTCAACATACTTCTTAAATGTATTCTTACGGATCATCATAAATCCTGTACCAGTTTCAAGAACCTGAGCTGGTTCATCTAAACGGATAGTACGTGATTCTACTGTATCATCTACGGCTGGGTTGAATACAAAGTCACCAACGAAGTCTTCGAGATTGTTTGGATTGCTATCTGCAACACCTGCATTAACAGCTGCTAGAATCTTTTCCCACGTAATACACTTCTTAGGATAAGGAGCTGCAATCACGTCGTATTCTGATTCAGGAGTTTGTAATGCCATCATAGCAATAACATCCTGTGGATTAAATCCAATATCAGAGTCAATGAACAAAAGATGTTCAGCATCAGAACGTAGGAACTCATCAGCACAATAGTTTCGAGCACGAGTAATCAACGATTCGTTGAACAAGAAGTATGAACGAACTTCAATACCATAACGAACACATAGAGCAGTCAGATCGCAGATAGAACGTGTGAACATACCACCTGCAACACCACCGTACATAGGAGTTGCAACAAACAATTTACGATTGCGCAACGCATCAATATCAATTTTAATTTCCATTTTTATTTTTCCTTATTATTACCAACGACCATTATCAATATACAAAGTAATTTCTAATGGACCAACTTCCAAATACGTACTAACTATTAAACTTGGATGCATATCATCAGAAGTACTCCAACCATACGATATTTTCCAGTGTAAGGGATTTAATCTAAATTTTATTAATAAATTAGACCATCTAATATATTCAAGAATATTTTTTATCATGTTCTTTACCAAGACCATAATCACCATCATACTTCTTCAACGTCTCTGATTTAAACAAAAGGAACTGACCAACTCTTGTTCCCTTTTTAATTTTAGCAGGGGCACCCATTACGTGGATTGCACCAGCCATAACACCATTATAGCCAGAATCATATAGACCGCTAGTAATAAAAATACCGTTCCTGTTGAGAGTCGATCTAGTGATGACCCACCCTGCTTCTCCTTCTCCAACATCGATAATGTTCTCCATAATTACTTCATAAGAACCAGCAGCCAAATAAAAATAACCATTAGCATCCGGATACATTTCTTGTGAACCACGATGATTCTTTAATTCTTTACCATTCTCTTCGCCAATAGTAAACAATACTGGCCTAACAGCAAATACTTTATCTAAACGAAGATCGACGGCATTGGGTTGAATGTCGTCTGGTTGTACTTCAGTCAGAGATGACTTTGCTTTCTTCGAAGCTATGTGTAGCATCATAGACGTTTCTCCTTATCGTCTGATTGAGTATAATGCCACCACAAAATAGTGTAGTGAAGTATCTTAAGAAGATCGGCCTTGTTGTGACCACCCTTCTTACCATACCTCATGGCATACTTAATTACGTTTGATTGGCATGATTGTTCTTCAATGCCAAGTGCTTCCCACACGTCAATAGTTTGAAGCTTTCCTGTCGAATAATGTTGACTGTAGGTTGAATCAACATATTTCTTTAACTGTTCGAGGATCTCGTCCTCACGATACTTGTAATCGATGATTGGATTTTTAACTGTAACCATTAGAACGTATTCCCATAGATGTATGCATAACAAAGTTTGTCAATATATTCCATATTCTCTTTTGCGAGACTAATCAGATTAGTGTCGTCTGTTTTAAAGTCAAAGTCAACTTCTTTTTCAAACTTTCCACTCAATAATCCTGTTGGTGTATTGTCAAACTTGATACCATTGAGACCAGACCAGATTGCTGCAGAGCTATCCCATGTATCAATATACTTGGCAAATGGTGATGCATACATAATCTCATTAGGTCCATCCATCATTCCAAGGAAGTGAACCTTTTGTCCGTGAGATTTCATTGAAGGAAAGATCAAGCTTTCTTTCATATCATACATCAGCTTTATACGAGACATAAAACGTTGCAGTTTGTTACCCTTCTCTACTCCATATGCATTAGGAGCAGTAAGGATAGATACACCAACATAGTCTACAAGTTCAGGCTGTAGACTTGCCCAACGAAATGTCTTGATTGCATCTGCAGAGTCACCAATCTGTGACTGTGGAACAAAGAACGTCTTAAAACCTGCTTCGTGTAATTTTGGTGCTAGCTTCTTTGCTGCTTCAATAGTTTTTTCACCAGGCTCTGCAGGATAGTCAGTCATAACGACATAATCAGCATTAACACGCTGTGCCATAGTAATTAACTTATCAGAAGGATACATCTCCTTACCCTGCTTATACATTTCAAAAGCAGAGTTGTCCATAATGATCGTGCTACCAAACTCTTCCTTCTCACGAAGGTAATAGTCTACGTAGCTTTGGTCTTCTTCAATAAGGTGAGCGAGAACAAGATGTGTCTTGCGCCCGCTCACTAAATTGAGATGTGGAGTTGGAGAAATATGGCAGAATTCAATCGACATTCACTGTACCTCATAATATAAAATAACAAATTATAGTGTAGTATAGGTTGACTAATCAATCAACCTTTTTCTTGTCTCTCATAGCAAGAATCTTATCGACTTTAGAGACTCCAGCATAACGATTACCAGTCTTCTTGATAGGAAGGTCTTTGTCTGTAGTTGCAGCAGAAGCTTTGACAGAATAGTTAGAAAGAGTCTTAGTAGACAAGCCTGACTCATCTAGCTCAACTTCTTCTTTTTGCATGGCCCACTTCATAGCATCATCTTTATTCTTAGATGAGAAATGTACCTTACCACCAACATTGTTTTTGTGGTATACATTATATTCGTTACCAATTTTTTGAACTTGATAGTGAACTGGTTTATCGTTACCCATACTTGCAGAAGCACCTGCTCCAATTCCTAGTGCCAATGCACCTGCAGCAAGAGTCTTGCCGAGACCTTCATCTACATTTTCTACTTCTTCTTTAGCCAACGTATCTACAGCTCTCTGGATACCAGTTGATCTCTTGTTCATTTTTTTAATAGAGCCATGTTGAAGAGCCGTGTTACGTAGATCATTCGAAGCTGATTTAACATAGTCGGCTAGAGCATGTTTGCCTCTTTGAGTATCCCCAATTTCATCAATTTGCTCTATTTGAGCTTCGTTCATTGGACGGGCAGTATTGCATTCTTTACACTCCTTAGAAGAGGAATTGTTCATGCATCCACAATCACACTTCCATCCAGCCATCTTGGCTTCATTCATAGGCTTCTTAACTTCTTTGACCTTGTGACCTGCATCTGTGAGGTCATCAAGGTCTGAGGAAGTCAACTTATCGCCAGGCTTTACGTGAGTTACCTTAGATCCGATAGCATGGACTGTGAATTCGTTCTTGCCTGATGGATAGGCATGAACTGCCATAGGATTGGTTGCTTCTGATAGCTGGCGAAAAGTCTTCATTTTAGCTTACCCCTTTGGATAGATGATTATATTTTATTAGATATTTATCTATTACAATCACTTACTATTTTATTACTCTTAGATCTATTAACACTTATAGGTAAGTACTGCATATTCCAAGGAACATGAAGACCGCACATGTCTGAATGTTTGATTGGTAATATATGATCTACTTCATACCCAAAAGGACACTCTGAATAGATATTTTTAATTTCTTCTACATAAAAATCTTTTATCATTTGAGACCTAATTAATGAACGTCTCTCTGCAGCATTTTTACGAGATATGGCTCTACCCTTTAAAGATTGCCAATATAAACTTAGAAGAATTCTTCCTTTTTCTGATTGCCAATATCTTCTATATACAGCTTTACCTTTATCTGTATTAATATATTTTTTTTGTGATTTACGCCTAGATTTTTTACCATTATCTGTTAAAATATATTTTAAATCATCTTTTTTCTTTTGTATCTTGCCTTTAGAAGAAAGACGATAGCGTTTATTAGCTTCTAATTTAGCTATACGTCTTTCTTCTTCTGTAGCATATTTAGGCTTGGGGCCTGGTTTATTCGTAGTAACACCTACAACCGTTTTCATCATCTTCACTAACCTCGATTCGTAATGGACGACCGGGATATTTAGTTAAAATGAGTTTTGAAAGATCTTCGGAAATCATTTCACAAGAACGGTAATTCAATTGCAAAGTGCCAGTATTATAGAGTGATTCAAGCCAACGTTTAAACTGGATAAACTCAATATCTCTATCATCATGTTCTACACCAATCTCTACCTTAAAGTGGAACATATGACGATGAGGATAGCCTAAAAAGCTAACATCATATTCATCACCTGTAGCAAGGTTAGGGTCTTCCAAAGCTGCAGGATACTTATGGATCCCTTCCTTTGCAAACTTAACCCAGATAAATTTTTGATTAACCATTGAATTTCTCACCCTTCTTTGTTCTTAGAGTATAGTCATTAAGTTTCATATTAGGATATAATTTCTTAGTATTCAATTTAACATTTGAAGGGAAAACTAGATAATACTTACAGGGAGTAGTATCAGTCTTTCCAATCTCGATATCATCGTAGTATCTATTAAATTCTGCAATACGTGCTTGAACTCCTTCTCTACGAGTAATAGCCTTTAATTCTTTTGCAGTCTTTGGGCCGGTACCAAGAGCATTCAATATACGACTGTAAGATCTCATTGTTTTCATTGAGCCATAGCCTTCTTTTGACTGTTTAATGTTTGATAAAGCTTCTTTGCTTCTGCAATAGGAACCATACGAATTTCTGATCTTCCTGACATAGTATCGTAACGATTTAAGTCTTCCATATGAAGGACTCTTTCTATCCATACCTTTGTCTTATTATAATCGTAAGGATATAATTCAGTCAAGAAAAAATATTCGTAAGCCTTTGCTTCTGCAAGTGACTTAAACACTTGAGAAAACTTACAAACGATATTCCAGTCTTCATAGTTTTTAGGATAACCATCATCTACCAAAGGATCAAATCGTTTTACAACATCCATATGATGGGTAATGCCTGGTTTGATAAACACGTGTCCTGATGGAGTAGGATAATGTTTGTTGGTAAACTCCATCAAATAAAATTTATACCACTTAGAGTACTCCATAACCGTGTCCCTTCATAATAAAGTTATTGACTGATTTAAGAAGAATATCTTTATTAGAGATCTTCTTTAGTTGTTCAATCAAGGTATAGTTGGGAGCTCTTGCAGAGCTAATAAGTGTTATACATTTTTGTCTAAAGTCTTCTACACTAAGATTGTAGTAATCCTGATATAAAGAAATTTGATCAAAGTCTTTAATCTTTGTACTGGATTGTTTCATAGCAATTATTCTCCATTTGTTGCCATTCTTATTATAATCCGATACTTTTATAAAAAAAGCAACAGTAAAATTAACTACTGTTGCCAAGAGGTTAGTAATAGCTAATAACCAATTACGTACAGGAGTACCTATTTTGCGATGCCTGTAGCTTAATGTTATCGAAGAACTCTTCCTTGACGCTATTGATATAGAACATTCCATGTAGGACTGTTGTCTGAGTCAATGATGATGAAGCCATAATACCACGATTGGTACAGCAACCATGTTCTGCTGCAATATGGACTGCAACGTTTTCACTTGATGTTGATTCCATTATTGCTTTGGCAATGTCTCCACAGAGTTCTTCCTGAAGAGTACCACGGCGAGCACAGTGCTGAGCAAGCCGAACATATTTACTAAGACCAATAACCCTAGCGGTAGGTATAATACCGATGTAGGCAGTCCCTGTAACAGGCTGATGATGGTGAGAACACATAGAGTGGAGTTCAGCACGCACAACGAGCATACCGTTGTAAGGATCAGTTCCATGAGATCCATCGTTAGGAAAAGATGTGACGTCTGGCGCATCGTGGAATCTCCCTTCCATTAGTTCATTAATATACATCTTGGCAAGACGACGAGCAGTTCCTTTTGAGTTAGGATCATTATCTACATCAATCAATAGTGAACGAAGCACACCATCAAACTTTTCACTTACCTCGTCGATGAGTAGAGCACGAGTGTCATCGTCCAAATATTTGCTAATGTTATCATTGGCAAAATGGCGAGCATTGGCATCTTTTAATTTCTTTCTAATTTTATCTGATACTGACATTATTCACCTTCATATACTGCAGAATTACCTTCATGTTCAAATACTTCGACTGATACAAGTTTCACATTTTTACTAACTGGATAACGTGCCTTATATTCTTGGTCATCAATATCGACAATATCACCATCTTGAAATAATTTCAATATATTATTCATTTGATGATATGCCATTTCAGCAAATGCTTCACAACCAACTGCATCAACAATACGAAGATCCACAACACCACTATCGTTGTATCCACCACCAATATTATTTAATTCAATAAAAGTATCTAAATGTGGGTCATCCATTGCAATAAGCATTGTGTGATCAAACATATGATCTGCCCATGCCTTAAACGCTTTCAACCCCCCAAAGTCCATTACCCAATTCTTCTCATCGAGTGTCTCTGACTTGAAGATTAACTTAATGCCAATTGAATAACCATGTAGGGTAGAACAATGACTGTGGTCTGCCTTCCATTGACGAAAGCAACAGCTCAACCCTCTATCAGTACCGTATGTCTTTGTTGAATAATACATTATTGTTGCTCCTCAAAATCTTGAAATTTAATTCTTTGAACCATATTCTTATTACAATATGTTTCTATACGTCTATCGATATATTCATCTAAAAGATATTTAAATCTTTCCTTGGCGTGTGGTAATACATTCTGACGAATATTATCAGCCTGTCTCCACTCACCCTCATCATTGTGATGCCACTCATCATCGAGTGTATCAATTAGCTTTTCTAAAGACTCAATAAAGTCTTCAATGATGTCGGAACTTTTTCTCATGGTTCTCGCCCGTCAGGTTGCCCACGCATTACGCCACAATTCAACCTGAAGTCTAGGAGTATAACGCCAACCATTCTTCATAGCCATCTCTGCTACCCAGCGATGATTTGGTTCATAACCATCAATAGTACCACCTGCACTCATCAAATATATAGGAATCTCATTCATTACAGGGCCAAGAACTGTACTGTATGCATCTATAGCCTTTAATACGTCTTCATAATCATCTTCATTAGATACAACCCATTTAAAGTATACTAACGAAGAGTGTTCATAATAGTCTTTAATGATTTCAGGCTTGATAGCATCTTCAAACTTCTCACCAGAAGAAGGTAACTTAGAAGATACACTATATGTGATATCAAGGAAAGGAAAATAATCATTGGACACAAACCAATCCTTAAGACCATCCTTCAACTCTTGTGTACCATTAGTCTCAAAGGTAATGTGAGTAAGATTCATATCACGATTGCCAATCTCTTCAAACAATTCTGTGTAAGCACGTTGCCATCCAAGAAGAGGTTCACCACCAGTAAGGATCAAATGCTTATCAGGACCAAACTTTCCTTCTGGAAGAAGCTCTTGCATCTTGTCTACAATCTCAGATATCTCCATCATTGGAGAAAGATGTTTAAAACGAGGATCCCAAGAGGCATAAGAATCACAGCCAGTATGTACAAGAGGTAGTTTATCATACTCATTATATTTTTCTGGATCTATAGCCATTCTTTCTTCAGAGAGTTGACCTCTAGGCATACCAAAACCAGCACACTTGAAATTACAACCAAATACCCGAAGGAATACACTAGGTGTACCAAGATACTGACCTTCTCCTTGTAATGAATAAAATAATTCGGCAACCTTAATCTTCGACATTATCAGTTCCTTTTCCTGCAGCTGCTTCTTTTTCTAATTGCATTGCTGCATCTAGGATACGATTGAACTCATCGCTAATAGCATCTTCTAGTTCCTTTGGAACTGTACCGGCAAACTTAGTTACATTATCACCATCTATCGTAAAGATATCAACGGCTGCAAATAAATTACCATTCTCATCTTCTTTA